TCCGCGTATTCTTCACATCTGGACTTTGCGCGCGTAAGCGTGTCATTAAATGCTTTACTCCTTGCCTGGTAATTAAGAAGCGCCTGCCTGGAATTGAATCCTAAGGCAAGCGCTAAGCCTGTTACAGTGGGGGGCTTTCTGTTTAAAATGATAGGATAGCCGAATTTATTAAGAACGGGATTCCCTGTTTTTAAGTCAATCAGAGGGGCACCTTGGCATTCCTTAAAATACTGATCAATCGCTTCCTGCATTTCATCAGAATTTTTATACTTTCTAGGACGTCCAACAGATTTCATTCAGGACCACCACCCGGAGGGCGCTGACCAATGAGCATCAAGTCAGTAGCCCATTGTGCCCTTAAACGTCTGAGATCAGCTTCCTGTTGAATAGAACGATGAGGAAGGCACTCAAGATTGCGTATCTGTTTATCTAGGTCGATCCGGTGATGCGGATCCAGCGGGCAATAGGGGAGGGCACACGCTGGACGCCCGGTCTTTATAGTGTTATTCTGCGGACAATGGTCACATGGCAGCATGGTGCCACCTCCTTAAAAATGAGCATAAAAATAGCCCCGACTTTTCAGCCAGAGCCTTGAAAAATATTTCAGAAGTAATTATTTTCAGCTTAAAGCCATTGCTTTGGGGATTCATCATGATTGGCCATATGCGTATTGGCTTTACAGTACTCTGCACATCCAATGCTATGAGAGCATTTGAAGTCTTCCCAAGTGGCAAGCACTTTTCCGTTTGTGCCATTGGCTTCCGTTGTAATCTTCGTTATATACACGTCGACGCCTTTTGGCAAACATCGTGCTGGAATAATTTTTTTATTATTCATTGTTGTTCTTCCCCTTCATTTCTTTCAATGTACGAAATTTCATCAATGTGTTCTGTTAAATTTACATAGCAATCTGCTTTTTTTGCGAGCTCTGTAGAAACGTTATCCCAAAACACTACTTTTGCCTTGCATTTCTCATCATGTATATTTTTTATGTATGGGACGTAATCTGCATCTCCCAATACTAAAATAAGCACATCGCCAGGCTTTGTCTCTTTGTATAATGTTTTATCTATTAGTGCACCTATTCCTGTATCGACTTTTTTTTCTTTATTTGAAGCGTTTCTGGGAATAGGAATCACTTTGAATCCCGCATATTCCATTGATTGCCAAAGAGAATCTTTATCAGTCGGCTTTGAACCAAATATAAATGCTTTTTTTATTTTTTTGGAATCCCCATCTGATGCAAAATCAAGTAACCTACCAAAATCTATTTTCCAACTATTGTCACATATTTTATTTTCATGGGCCATAATAGTATCCAAGGCCCATCCATTTTTTACAGATGAAGCGTACTTACCTTCAATCCATACATTTGAATTATCAACGAACACATAGTAACTCATAGAAAAATCCCCTTTTTCTTTTCATAATATTTCCAATTATTGAAAAAGTAAAGAGAAGTTCTATATTTCCACATAATGCAACAAAAATGATTGCAGAATTTGTAAAGTAAAAGCACCTAGCTTATTTACCAGGTGCTTTAGGGGGTAGGAAAAAGACTATTTGTCTTGTAATCGGTTTATAGCTGTTTGATAATACTGCCGGTCAAATTCCCAGCATACATAATTTCGCTGGGATTGTTTGCATGCGACCGCCGTGGTTCCGCTGCCGCAGCAGCTGTCCAGCACTAAATCTCCTGGGTTCGTGTAAGTTCTAATCAGGTAGTCAAATAGAGCTACCGGCTTTTGAGTTGGATGTAGGCCACGCTCACATTTGATTTCCAATAGCTGACGCGGATAATGTACGAAGCAGGTTTCTGTGTCATGGGATAGGCTGTTGTCCATACGATAAACAGAGTCTCCATGGGCAGGAACCTTTTTGCCGTTTCTTTTGATTGGCTTGTCCAAAATGATTAGTCCCTGTGGATTGTAAGTGGGGAGGTGCTTGTAAAATACACACACTTCCTCAATACACCGCAGGGGCATTTTTTTCGCGTTGGCGAATCCGGTTGGTTGATTTTTGTACCAGTACCAGCAATACCGGAAAAGTTTTGGTTGACTGCTGATAAGCTGCGTGGTGAAAGGCTGGCATCCGGTTAAACAAATTGCACCGTGATCTTTGATGACTCTGAGATATTGTTCCCATAACTGATCAAACGGTAAAAGGCTGTCCCAACGGCACCCCGTGATTCCATATGGGAGATCGGTGAGGATCATGTCTACACTGTGATCGGGCAGCCGGTGCATTCCGGCAATGCAGTCTTCGTTAAAAATATGATTGATATAGTTTTCCATGTGTAATCTCCTTTTTGTCAGAGACCCGCATGGCCTGCACTAAAAACGGTATAGAAAAAGGAGCTTCTTTTAAAAGCCCCTCTCTGCGAAATTCCGTAATTATATGTTAGCACACATTGATGCCGGAGTATTCCGTATTTTCCAGTAGAAAGCAGTAGAAACCGGGTGTTATTTTTCAATAGGCTGTCCAATTAAAGACTTCTTGCGGAGAAAGGTCCGAAAGTTCTTTTAGTAATCCATACACTTTTTTGCGCGTCCAATCTTCGTCATAATGCATATCGGCTGCAATTTGTTTCCATGCAGGTCTCCGGCCGTCCCATTCTTTTCTTAAAGTTGGATCTTTAGGGCCTAAATAAGTCAGCTCTAAGATGCGTCTTTCCGTTAATCCCAATGTTCCTAATGCTACTCGGCACCAGTCTTGCTGTTCCTGCAGGCGAGAGATGCGCTTTTGACAGGATTCAATCTGCCGATCAAAATAGACAGTATTATCTCGCATGGCTGCATTTGCAGTCTGATCGCTGGTGCTGCCTTTTCCGGTCGGCAGCCCAGAGAGGATAGGGGAGGAAAGAGAAAACTTTCCGCGCTCTTCCTGACAGTGCCGGATCGTAGCCAATTCTTCATCAATCATTTGAGGAATGTCGTAATATTTCTGCAAAAGTTTCTTGATCTGATCTGGCGTCATTGGTTCCATTCAAAACATTCCTCCTAATTTTATATGGTATAATAAATAAAATACAACAGATTAAGGTGTGAAAATATGAACACAATCCAAAATAAGTTTTCAAATTTACAAATAGCAAAGAAAGAAGATATTGAGCATATCAAATACTTCGTTAAATTTTATGATAGCAAGCTATGGTGTGACCGTCTTATAGATGGGGAATTATTTATGCAAGCTGCAGAACATCACTGGCATACAGAGCAAACTTTGAAAAAAAAATATCAGACAGATGGAAACGATACTCGCGTCTTTAATTGCATGGGTGTAAATTCTAACCGTCCAATTTATTGTATGTACATTGTATATGACACAGATATAGTCAGAAATCATATAACATTCTCTGATCAGTTATTAATGGATTTCTGTGGGCAAGACAATGATATTACAAAAATCAGTGCTATTATAATTCAAGCACCACAATTTCTAGAAAAAATTAATGATGCGTTATTAAAACAAAATTTGTTTGCCTATTCTGGCGTTGTAAAATATGATAAGTGTAAAGCACGAGATGAATGGCTACTTGAACATAATTTATACAATGCTGTTTGCTTATTTAAATATCCAATATTTCAACATCAAAAGGAATTTCGTGTTCAAATGCGACTTAAATGTGATCTAGTAAATTGTGAAATTAAAGGAGAAAGTTTTGAAAACGATTCTGAAATTCCAAAGGAATATGCCCCATACAAGCTGCAAATTGGATCTATCGCAGGTATATCCAACCAATTTACATATAATGATTTAATTCGAAGTGGTCATAATTATATTCTTGCTTTGTAAATTGCAATTGTGGAAATATGTTTTATAAATTCGAAATCCAAACTTCTACAATTTCCGGGCCGTCTATGTACTGCCCATTTTTCATTGAAAGAATAATAGGCCCTTTAAAAATTTGTTAATCTACAATAATTTCTCGGAAAGCCCATCCATTTGGGCGGCAGTATTTTTCGATGAATAACCTTCGGCGGTATATGTAATCTCTTTGGAGCTTTCGTATAGCCTTTGATTTTGTTTCTATGGCTTCTATGTTCCCATTGCGGTAAGTTATGAGAAAGTCGGGAGTGTAACGCGCTGAGGGCAATTTTAGGCCGCAGTACTCGCTTTTAGGAAGTAACTCAAAACTTTTGTGTAACTCTATGTCAATGATCTGTCCGCTTAGAATTTTCGGGAGTATGTCAGTTATGTAAAAGTTGCGTTCCAACTGACTGTCAAATTCATCTGATCGTTTCGGTTTGCAGTGCTCTTTTTGCTGATTTTGCCTCTGCCGTTCTTTTATTTGCCGTTCCAGTTCGGCACGGACAGCCGGACCAAGTTGACTTAAGTCGTCAATTCTCATGGAAAAACGTTTCTCCCGTTTTGCATTTCTTTTTTGCGCCGAAGAAGTTCGGCCTGAATAATTTCAATTTCTGAATTTGCAGCGGATACCGATTCCTTTTTTCCAAGTTGCCGGTTAAAATTGAGCGTTTCTTTGAGACTATCGATTCGCCGCTGAAGTCTTTCAACAGGGAGTGTGTGGTAATCAAGACTCATTTTTCATAACCTCCAATTTTGGCAGTATGTATTTTTCAAAATCCAGCCGTTCGCTGTCAGAGAGGGGACACCAGTCTGCAATTCTCTTCCAGTGTTTGTAGCGCTTATACAGCGGCAGAACAGCCGGGTGATTAATATTAATTCGAAACCCATATGGGTTATGTTCCAGGAGTAGTCCGGTTTCTGCTGGATCGTTATTATAAATCATGGGTCATTTCCTTCATACTGTTTTTAAGATATTCGTCCCAATCATTTGTTATTCCGTTTTGGGGCTGAGGGATTTCCTTTTTATCCTGTGACCTGGAAAGCCATGAATTAATAAATTTTTTGATCCCGCTTTTCGTCTTTCTGCGGCTTGGGTTAGTATCACACCAGCCTTTCATTTTCCGGAATTCCTGTTCGATATCGACTGCAGGATATAACGTTCTCCATTCCTCGATCTGGCGTTCCGTAACCTGATATTCGGAATTATCACGAAGAATAAGAGAGATGAATGGAGGAGAGGCGGGTGAAACCGCTTTTGCGGTTGAACCTGTCTGTTCTATACTCTTCTCTCCTTTACTCTCCTTTCCTTTACTTTGGGAATTAATTTGCAAATTAACGGCATTATTTTCTAAATTAACGGTGGTTTTCTCTAAATTAACGGTTTTAAAGGTAACCTTATTAAGAATGCTGGTTGGAACGTCTTTTTTATCAGATGAGTCCAGCAACCAGTATTCTTTTATGATCTGTATTTCTTCACGGGTAGATACTGCACGTATGTACCTGCGCTGGATACCCGCCGATGTCAAAATGCCGAACATCTGAAAAACCCCATTATTGAAAATGGAACGTCGCAGACACCCTTGCACCACCTGCGTTATGTTCTCGGGGACGATCCCACAACCGACAGCGTCAGCCATGAGGAGGCAGGAATCTTTGTCCCACACTTTGTAATATCCAGTCGTGCGATAAATATCGCACAATAGAGAGATCACAATCAGGATCCCTTTTGATCCGAATTCGGCCTTGATCAGCCGGATTTTATCATCTTGGAGAAAATCAACATCAAGAGGAAAATAATCAATCCCGTCCTTAGTAGGACGAGCCATACGATCACCTCCCAGATAACAGATAGAACACACCACCCACCATCCCACTTGTGCTCTACATTTTTAAAGCTGATTTTGTCTTGCATATTTTAAGGAAAGATACCGAAATTTCTTACAGGTGAATACATGAGGCTGCAGAGCGTAAAAGGTACGCTGTCCAATGAAGTCTCCTGCATTTTGCGCAGTAAGAATTTTAACCCCAGTGATGATCTCACCTTTATAAACCACATGGAGGGGACTGCATGGGTCCCACATGCAAAGAACTGGATTTCGATCACATGGGCAGTATTTTCGATCTCCAACTTTTCTCCAAACCAGTGCTGCTTCACACTGAGGACAGATGTCTTCACCCCTCTTAAAGTGTGTCAAATACACTCGTTCCTGCATAATCGTCATACTCCTGATTATCCGGATCAAACCGAAACTGCGGCATTAAATCCGTATACATTTTGAATCGTCTGAGCTGCTTTGTTCTGCGGCAATATTCACACTCTCCGCACCGCCTGGGATTTTCTTCTCCATTCTTGAGACGCTGAATATGAGGAACGTTGGCTTTCACTGTTTCCAATTCCAACTCCCAGCGTGCATCATCGTTAAGAAGGAAGGCTTCTTTATCCGGCGGGGATTGTTTGGAAACTCCTAAAATAATAAAGGTTGGGAAGGTGTCTGCTTTGGCGTTCTGCCGCTCGATTTCGCCGTACACAGCAGCCCGCATCAAATACCCATATTCTTCTACAAACGTTTGATGCTCTTTGGTAACCGGGTTATAGAAGGTCTCTCTCAAATTTGCTGAGGTCTTATAGTCGATGATCTTTCGCCCGGAAGCACAATACTTATCCATCTTCATCCGCCAGGGAATCCCTCCGACTGTACCTACCATGGGCATTTCATTTTCGCCGGGCCAGGACAGCACCATAGACATGAGAGGATCCTGCTGAACTGCTAAAATCATTTGATCCAACAATTCAAACGGCGCATATTTACCGATGATTTCAGTTCCTCTTGCTTTTGTAGTTTTCGTCTTAAAAATCTTATCAGCCCCGTCCTCGCAAAACTTTTTAAATGCTTCCGGACTTTCAAAATAGGAGTGAAAATACTGCCCTTGAAACAGTGCATCGGATTGCTTCTCCGGTTCCCATAGGCCCCGAAGCTTCGCAATCTCAGCAGCCTCACATTTTTGGAATGCCTGGTACTGAGAGCAGCTCATATAATGGATATCTGCTTCTCGGGAATAGTAATTTTTATCAGTCAGTTGGAATACTTCCGGCATGATTTACTTCCTCCTTTTCTGGCATTTCCAGTGGCGTTTCTTCCACAGGTTCAACCTGAGCTGCCTCAACCGGAATGGAGGCCTTTTTTTGCACCTCAGCGTTCAAAGATTCCAGCCGTTTGTTTTCCTCTTGCACCGGGGTAGCAGAAGTATTCACATACTGCTCACCCGTAGCATTGAATGCTTCAATAATTAGATCGCTGTCATCGGAAGTATTTAAGAAGAACTTGCAAGCACGCCCGATCACTGTCTTTTTCGCCATCTGATCCGGGAATTCCTTATGTACGGAATGTTCCTTTGAACGGCTTTTGCTCCAAGCCTTTTCAATCTGCTTACGATTCATAATCTCGGTATAGCTTTCTCCTTCATCCAGCAGGATGGTGCAATAAACCGCTCGGATATCTTCAATCCCATCCCCAATGTTATCAATGGAGCTTTCATGTTTTAAAATTTTCCAGCTGCCGGCTTCTTTGGTTACTTCAAAGGTATCTCCGTTCCAGATCACATCTGAAATAATCTTTTTCACACCTGGAACATGTTTGGTCACAGCCATGGTTCCAAAATAGGAACGTTGTGCCTGCAGCTGATTTCCATAAACAATGTAATAAATCTGCTTCTTTG